ATTGGCGCCCCCGTCTGCTGGAAAACAAAAGGCTTCCTTATACATTGCGTAACAGCGGCCATTAAGCACGTGCAAAAATTCAATATCGAAAATGGATTAGCTTTACCTTTCATGATAGGTAATTTAAAACCTCATGATTTACAACATTTGACTGAAACAAAAATTTTGGGTAAAGCTACCTTCCATTGCAACGATTTTTCGGCTTGGGATGGTAGCCCTCACACTAAAACCTTCGATGAAATAGCTCGTCTAACGAAATATTTTATCGGTGATTCAGACTTGAACAATATGTGGCAGGACAAGTGCAAGAGAGCTGCCAAAGGAACGCTGAATTTAAAAATGGAAGGCAGACAGCGTACAGGTGACCCTGATACAACCTACTCAAACACATTGATAGACGGTTTGTGTTACAGACGCGCGATGCAAGAATGTGGGGTTGAAGGGGAAATTATTGTTGCTGGGGATGATTCGGTTATAGTGCAAGACACATTGGAGAACAATTTCACACCAGTCATTGAATTCATCAAGGAAAACCTCGGTTACGTGATAAAACCATCAACAACACATGACATAGCAAATATTACGTTCTTGGCGATGCGATTGGTACCGGTGTCATTGGGCCAAACTAAAACTTATAAATGGGTGCCTACATTGGGGCGATGCATGCGCAAGCTTTTCCTTTCCCTAGACCCCATGGCTAGTAAGCAACCACTGAAAGTTATGAAGGAATTGATATTGGGTGCGAAAGCCGCGTTCACTGGCGATTATTACGGTGAGATGCTTTTGACAAAAGTTGAAGCGGCTTTCATCAATACTTTTCCCGAATACGTTGAGGTCCAAGCCAATCCATCACAACATATCCAAAATTACACACAAGTTTTAACTAGTGAAAGAGTCGAAGCTAATCAAGAATTAGGCCAAATCGTTGCAAAAGCTAGGTATGGGCAAAACTTCATTGATAGTTTCGCAGAGGATATGGTGCGCAAACCCCAAGTCCCAATGCATTTTGTATGCTTGAGGGACATTGGGGAGCTTTAGTTTGACTAAAAATAGACACCAGCAAAATAAACATTTTATTGTTTACAGTATTTTGTTTCTTTTGCTAAATAGAAAATATTAAAAATTCTTTATTTTCAATGAACTCTAATAAGAAAGGTAATAATAATAACAAGGGTAAGAAAATCAAACAAGTGAATAGACCAGATAGGCGCCAACCAATACTCGGTATTGCTCCTAATCTAAGAGGGGAGGCTCATGTCCAACAGGGCCCTCCACGGCGTTATGTGGATCACGATTTGCCTACAATAAGTGAAACTGGTGCTGACTGGGTGGCTTGCGCCACAAACCCGTTCAGGACTGAACATTCACCCAAGGATAGGCAAGCGCGTTTCCCTGATGGATCACCAAACACATTGGCTTTAACCACTTATACAACCATGACTCTAACTGGCGCTACAGCCACTAGTTATCATGTACAGTTGTCAGGTCCTAGTCAATTTGGGGCAGGTGGTTTACACGCCGTTTATGGCACGGAAGCTTCGAACGATGCGGCCGGGCCACATACCACTACGATAGGACAATCCTGTCAGGAAGGTGCTTTTGCTGATCTATTCTTCACAACTGCTGCAATCCAAGCTCCATATAGAATAGTTGCGGGAGGACTACATATTGCATTCACAGGTAATCTAACAGCTGGATCTGGTATTGTGCGCTTCGGGCATTATAAGCGATTAGGTATTTGTACTGCTGCTAGTGGCTATCATGCCACCAATGGTATTATAAACACCAACTTGCGACCGGAAGTGTATCAAATCAGGGAAGGTGGCCAAACGAGACATTTAATGACTCACAAAGGCACTGAATTCAACCCACCCAAGGCCGTCTGGTCTTCGGATGCGTTAGGAGACAATGGCTTAATGCCCATGTGTATGATAACTGGGTTGGATGCTAGTAGCTCAATAACCGTAACAGGGGTTTTGTACATTGAAATGGAAATCAACCCAACCAAGTTGCCATTTGCGATGCACAAACCCACAGGAGAGAAGGATTTAAATGCCATAGTGGCATTTGTAGCGCAACAACCCATAACCGCGTCTGGCCATAGTTTCAGTAGTTTTATAAAAGCTGTTGGAACCCTGGCTGGCAAAGTGTTCCGTTTCGTCACTGACAATCAAGATTTTAGAACGGTCACTGGCGCAATGGGTAGGTTATTGGTTTGAAAGTAGCTAAAACTCAAACAAATCAATAACCTCAGCGTAAACAAGACGCCGTAAATAAACAAATAGAATAATTTTATCTTCTACTCTAATTTACCTAGTGGTCTCTAAACCACAATTTATATTTTATAATAAAAGTGATGTGAATCACAACTATTTAAAAATGGT